CTAGCGAAACAATATTACAAGATTCTGATTATAACTATTTATTTTCATCTGAAGATGATTTATTAACTGGTGAATCATTAACACATGATAGATTTAAAAACTTTGATTTATCAAATTTAAGTGGTAACGTTAATAGTGATGATTATTTTTATAATAACAACTACCACACAGAAAGATTAGCAAATGTTGGTTTAAGATATGGATTAGATCCAGAATCAGCTCAACAAAATGGAGTTTTTGTAATAGATGAATTAAATGGCAAAATAGGTTTTAGTAGCGATTTAAAAGAAAAAATAGTTACTTTAAAATATATTTCTGATGGTTTAGGTACTGATGCTGAAATGAAAATACATAAATTTGCAGAAGAAGCAATGTATAAAAATTTAGTTTTTAATTTACTATCAACAAGAAATGGTGTACAAGAATTCATTATAAATAGATATAGAAAAGAAAGAAGAGCAGCAATGCGAAACGCTAAAATAAGATTAGCTAACTTAAAAACATCAGAACTTGCTCAAGTAATGAGAGGTAAGTCTAAACAAATAAAACATTAATTAAATGCCAGAGTTAAAGAAAGTTTTTACTGCAGGTAAGATGAATAAAGACCTGGACGAGAGACTTGTACCAAATGGTGAGTACAGGGAAGCCCAGAATATACAAATTGCTAGTAGTGAAGATTCAGATGTAGGTGCTATTGAAAATGTACTAGGTAACAAATTAGCTTATCAAACAGCTTATGATAGTACAGTAGGTAATACATGTATAGGTTCTTATGTTGATACCGCAAATGATAGGATATTTTGGTTTACTACGGATTTTGATAATCCTGCACAAGGAACAATATATACAATGACAAGAGCTACGTCATCTAATAAGATGGCGATAATAATGAAGGATGGTAATAGTGATCCTATTACATTAGTAACTGGTCATTTTTTAAATTTTAACAAATCGTATTTAATAACAGGTGTTAACGTGTTAGAAGATTATTTGTTTTGGACAGATGATTATAATCAACCAAGAGGTATAGATATTAGAAAAGTAGATCCATCACATCCAAATTACGTTAATGGTTATTATGATTGTGAAGAAAAAATATCAGTTGGTAAGATTGCTCCATATCAAGAGCCATTATTAGCTGAAACAAACGCAACAGCGTCAACAACACATTCAAGAGGTGATGCTACAACATTGTTAAGAGATGGTGACGTTAAGTCAGATTATATGCAAGAAAGATTTATTAGATTTGCATATAGATACAAATATAAAGATGGTCAATATTCTATTATATCACCATTTACTCAATCAGTATTTAAACCATTAAACGCTGGTGTTATTTCACGTACCGCTGATCAATATAATTCTACTACAGCTAATACAGGTACAGGTGATGAACCTAAAGTTCCAATAAGTTTAGAAGATATATACGAAAGAACAACTTTACCTATAATGCAAAACGCATATAATAAAGTTACAATGCGTATACCATTACCTAATTTAGATGAGTTTGCTGGTGGTGCTAATCCTAGCTCTACATATAGTAATCCATTTGATATAGAAAGTATTGAAATATTATTAAAAGAATCTGATGGTTTAGCTGTTAAAATAGTTGATACTATTCAAATGGATGCATCACCAACAATAGGTTCTTATTATATTCCAATAAAATCAAAAACAGTTGTTGCTAATGGGGCGAACAGTGGAGATGCTGTTTTAGAAGTTGATGCACATAATGGTGTTGAAGCAGGGTGGATAATTGATAACATGTCTACCTCAGTGTTAGGTTCTGATGGAAGATTATATGTGGTTTCTGTTGATACTAGTGCTAATACTATAACTTTAAATGGTAATATAGCTGTAAGTGATGACGCTAGCCTTGTATTTAAAAAAGTATACTGGAGACAAACTGTTGAATATACGTACACAGCTGAAAAACCGTATAAAGTTTTACCAGAAAATCAACTGATAAGAGTTAGTGATAAAATACCCGTAAGGGCAAAAGCACAAGAAGTTGTAAGTAATAGATTAGTATATGGTAATATAACTCAAAATTACCCAATACCAGTTGATACTAGTAATAGAAAAGGTATTGATTATACTGTGAATGATCAAGCAAAAGGTGAAAATGAAAATGGTCAAGTAACTGGTATTTTACAACTTAATAAAGATATTTATAAATATCATAACTTAAAACAAAGAAGAACATATAAAGTTGGTATTGTTTTATCTGATATATATGGTAGAAAATCTCCAGTTATTTTATCTACACATACATCAACTGATTTATCAGATACATTTACAACATCTGCTATTACAACTAATTTTGATAATTATTATAATAGTGATACATATAGTTGGAATTCAAATTTTGAAACAGTAGGTAGAGCTTTAGCTATTAACTTTCAAGATGATTATATTGTAGATTCTAACAAAGTATATAATAAAACTACAAATCCAAACGGTTGGTATTCTTGGAGAGTTGTTGTAAAACAAACAGAACAAGATTATTATAATATATATACACAACATCCTATTAATTCATGGACAAGTGCTAGTTATAATGCTGGTAGTACAAATACGATACCAGGAAAAGTAGATACTGGAAATGCTGGTAGAAGTTGGTTAACATTATATGGTGATAACGCAAACAAAGTTCCAAGATCTGTTCATGAAAGTGATGAGACAAGAGATGGAGTTTCAGGTTCTGAAGTTCAATTATACCCAAAAGTTGTACAAGATACATCAAATGTAGGTTCTGGATCTAAAATGGGTAACGCTAATCAGGAATATATAGATGTAATAAGTATTGGTACTGCTATAGATCAAGGTTTAGCTTCAAATCAAAATTCAGGGAATACTGGAACAGCTAGAACTAGAGTTTATGGTTTTGTTGTTGATGGAGAAAGTAATCCACTAGTTGCTGAATTACCTAATTTAAGAGTAGAACCAGTCGCGGTTACAACTGGAGACGCATCAATTAATTCAAGTGCAATATCTGGTTATTGGCCAGCTGATTATCCAGCAACGCCAAGTAATATAGGTTTAACGGTTTTTGAAACAAAACCTTTCGAATCTGATATTGATATTTTTTATGAAACTTCTACTGGTGGATTAATACAAGATTTAAATGAGATAATAGCAGCAGCAGGTGTTGGTCCTACTAATATAGCTTGTAGCGCAACGTCATTTGCAGAATCACTAGCATCTGGTCAAACTATAGGTAATTTAAGTGCTGATGCTTATGGAGGAGCTTCAATAACTAGTTTCTCAATAGTAAGTGCTAAGGATGGTAATAATGATGATTACACAACTTCTTTTCAAGCTACTAATGATAGTGGTTGGAAGTTAAAAACACAAGATACTTTTGCTTTTCATAATGATGTAGCAAAAGATACTTTTACTATAACTATAAAATGTACTCAAAGTGATGCTGCTTTTAGTATATTAGAACTAGATATTAATGTTACAAACTCTGCTCCAACATGTGGAACTGGTTCTGCGACTTTACCTATATCTGCTTCAGCTGGTTATAATCTTGGTAGTGTACAAGCAACTAATGGTTCTGCTAACACAACTTTAAATAAATTATATTTAACAGTTAATGATGTTACAGGGCAAGGTGTTGATTGTAATAATCCACCAGCTGTAGAGAGTAATTTTGCGGCTACTCAAACATCAAATGGAACTATAACATTAAAAACTACAGCTGCAGCAAGTACTATATTTGGAGCCGCTAATAGTTACGGTGTACAAATAAATGTAGAAGATAACGGTGGTTTAAAAGCTTGTGGGAATTTTAATATAACTAGAGGACAAAACAGTGTGGCTACTCAAGTTTATTCTAGTAGTGATATTGATAATATATGTAATTTTAGTTGTCTTGCTTATCCTTATACGGTATATATAGCTAAAGGAGCTTCTACTGATGTTAATGGTGGTGGTGCTGAACCAGATTCCATGAATATATATGTTGGTAATATTATATATATGAACCCTCAATTAACAATAAGATTGTTTCAAGGAAGTAATGTATCAGGTGGTATAGTTTGGACTGTTAATAACTCAAAGTATCATGTTGCTAATGGTGTAATAACGGCAGCTTTATCAGTTTGTCCAGAATGTTAAAAATATAAAAAATGGCAGTAACAATAGAAATAGCATATTTTAATTCGATAGTAATAGCCGGTGGAATAAAAGCAGGTTCCGCTCAAGCTACTGGTTTAATACATGTTGAAGAAAGTAGAATAAAAGGTGAGTTTAACGGTAAGCAAATGGATTATGGTGCTAGAGCTCATGTTACAAATGAAAGATATGCTCAAACTACTAGACCAAATACTATGATATATAGTGGTATTTTTAATTCTAGGACAGATTTTAATGGATTAAATCAATTCCCAATTGCAGAAGAAATTACTAGATCTGTTGATTTATCACATGGTAGTATACAGAAATTACATGCAGAAGATACTAACTTGAATATATTTCAAGAAAATAAAGTTAATAGAGCTTTAATAGATAAAGACGCTATATATACAGCAGAAGGACAACCAATAACAACCGCTGGAGCAAATGTTATAGGTCAAATAACTCCTTACTCTGGAAAATATGGTATAAGTAGAAACCCAGAAAGCTTTGCGGTTTTTGCAAATAGAAAATATTTCGCTGACAAAGATAGAGGTGTTGTGTGTAGATTATCAGGTGGATCAGCCGGTGGAGATGGTATAACGCCTATATCTATGTATGGTATGAAAGACTTTTTTAAAGATAACCTAATTTTGTGTGATAATATATACGGGTCTTTTGATGAGCAAAAACAAAAATATGTTATATCATTACAAGGTGGTTCTATAGATGGAGGTAAAATAAGTAAAAGTAGCACTGGTACTAGCTCTGGTACTCCTTCGATTAGCACAGCAGTATCTGGATACAGAACACTTTGTTATGATGAAAAAGTACAAGGTTGGCCATCGTTTTATACATATAAACCTACATTTGGTGTAAGTCTCGATAATGAGTATTATACGTTTAACGGATCTAATATGTATAGACATTATGATACTTCAGTTCAAAGAGGTATATTTTATGACCAAGTATTTCCTTCACCAGCTTATGTTAAATTTTTATTTAACGATGAACCTAGTGCTATTAAGACATTTTTAACATTAAACTACGAAGGTACAACTGGTTGGTCCATGGAATCAATGTCATCAAGTGGTTATCTTATAAGTGGGTATACTAGTTCAACAGAAGCTACAGACGCTTATATTATACCAAGTGAAGGAACTATTGATGGTGGAAACACAATAGGTTTTGTTAAGAAAGAGAATAAATACTTTAGTGAATTAAGAAACAAAGCAATTGACTTTTTTCAAGATCAAGAATATTTTAATACAACTGGTATTAAAGGGTATTATGTTGATGTTGATATGCAATATTGGCACCCAACAGAAGCAGCAGAAGCTGATAAAGCTGAATTGTTCGCTGTAGGGTCTGAAGCTATAGTTTCTTCAAAATAAAATAATATGGAATTAAATGTTAGACTTCTTCGTAATGAAGATTATAAGACCATTGCTGAATGGTGGAAAAAATGGAAGTGGCCAGTAATACCACAAGATAACTTACCACCAACTGGATTAATGGTTGAAAAAAATGGAGTAAGTATTGTTTCTGGTTATATTTATATAACAAACTCAACAGGAGCTTTACTTGAATGGATTGTTTCAAATCCAGAATATCGAGAAAAAGATAGAAAAAAAGCTATAGAGCTTTTAATTATAGCCGCTGAAAATATGTTAAAAGATCAAGGTGTTAAATACATATTTTCTATAGGTAGAAATAAAAACTTAATTGAAACACATAAGAAATTAGGATGGATGGCTGAGCCAAAACCATCTTACGAACTAACAAAAATGATATAATTATGGGATTAGCAACAGCAGCAATAATAGTAGGAGCAGCATCAGTCGCTGCATCAGCGGGATCTGCAATATCGGCAAGTAGTAGAGCTAGAAAAAATAGAAAAGCCGCAGGAAAAAAAGCGGATCAAATTGCCGAAATAGAAGCAACAAGACAAGATGTAATAGATCCATTTGACAGAATGGCAAGTTTGGATAGTATGATTACTAGTCAAGGTGATAAATTAACAGTCGCTACAGAAGCAGCTGAATTTGAAGCTGAGCAAGCGGATATATCTTTAGCTAACACTCTTAATCAAATGAGAGCATTTGGTATGGGTGGTGGTGGAGCTACAGCTTTAGCTCAAGGTGCTTTATCTTCTAAAAGAGGTATAGCTGCAAATATAGCTCAACAAGAAGCTCAAAATACTATGGCTCGTTTTCAAGCTGATCAATCAGCTATGTATGCTAGACTTGGTGAAGCTAGAAGAATGCAATCTATGGAAGCACAAGGTAGAGCATATCAATTTGAAACTCAAGAAAATAGAGACATGGCTCAATTAGATAGATTATCTGGACAAGAAACTAATTATAGATCAGCTGCTAATATGGCTTCTCAACAAGCAGGGCAAATATGGGGTAGTGCGATACCAAACGCTGTAGGAGCTGCTGCGTCAGTATATAACATGGGTGCAACTCCACCTACTACTAATAGTGATAGAAGATTAAAACATCGTATTAAATTAGTAGGTTATTCACCTAGTGGTTTAAAAATATATAACTTTAGTTATATAGGTGATGATAAAGTTTATCAAGGTGTAATGTCTGATGAAATACCACAACATGCTGTTGTTAAGGGCGATGATGGTTATGATAGAGTAGATTATTCTAAATTAGACG